GTCGATGCCGATAGAGCCAGAGCTTCACTTCCGCCCGTTCCCTACCCGCAGGTTCGCAAGGGCCTCGGCCAGCACGTCCAAGCCGAGCAGGCCAGCGATGATCCCGTAGATGCCGATCGGCAGGCCGACGTGAAAGCCCGCCTCGAGGCCGAAAGCGGCGATGAAGGCCGAGACTCCCAGAAAGCGCCGCGTCTGTTTCCAGCCTTCGCCGCTCCACACTTGCGCGAATCCTATCCCTCGTCCCCGACCTAATCGACCTCGCCGACGAGCGCGATCCCCATGCGTTCCATCAGCGCCTCGACCTTGTTGGGCGGGGTGTCCATGTTGCAGGTCACGGTTCGAGTGTCGTGGTCGTAGTTCGTCTCGATGATGCGGCGCTCGATGTTGTCGCCGTCGGTGACGATCGCCGAGTCGCCGGCGCGCATGTACCAGGCCGGGAACAGGGCGCCGCTCTCGTCGTCTTCGACCACGCCGCTGACCGTGACCGAGCCGCGCGCGTTCGCGTTCTGCAGCTTGTCTACGAGCCAGGCGTAGCCGACTTGGATCGCGCCGGTGTAGTCGGTGACGAAGGAAAGCTGCAACTCGCCCCACTTGCGCGGGATGCCCGCCAGGTTGACCGGGTTGGCATCGGAGGTATCGGCCAGCACTTCGCTCGTGACGTCGGCGCCGGCGCAGCCCGGCGGCCCGACGACGCGCGTGACGCCTGCCGGGTCGGTGAAGGTGACGACGACGCCGTTGATCGCGGTTTCGGCCTGCGGCCCGAGCAGGTCGATCCCGTGGCCCTTCGATCGACGGATGCGCCAGCGCTTGCGAGATTTGAGCGCCGAGCGCCAGAAGAACCGCTTGCCCTCTTCGACGCCCCAAGTCCGCTGGTGGTAGGCATTGACGGCGAGGATCGCGTCTGAGCCCTTGACCGGATCGCGGAAGACGAGGTGCGGGATGATGTAGGTCGAGGGTTCGATCGAACCCGCCGGGCCGGTCGTGTAGTTGAGTTCGGGCGCGCAGCGCTTGACGATATCCGCGATCACGTCGGAGCCATAGAGGCCGCGGTTGGGCGCCGCGCCGCGAATCGTCAGGCCGTGGCCGCCAAACCACGCGAGCCGCCGCATGAGGGCGCGGTATTGCGCGCCGTCCTGACCGGCGTTGATGTTCGCGTAGTACCACTGCCAGGCCATGACCCGCTTGCCCGGTTTCAGTTCGCCGCTGCCGCTGCTCGCCGCCGACGTGACGAGGTCGCCGAGCGAGGCGCCGCCGGTCGGCTTATCGTCGGTGCCGGTAAAGAGCTCGAGGATGAAGGTCGCGTCCGCGGTGTTCAGCGCGTATTCGTAGTCGAGCGCGGCGATGATGCAGCCGGCGCCGGCGTCATACATCGCGGCGGCGACGGGCTTCTGCGCTTCCCAATGGCCGTTGAGCTCGAGCGCCAGCGAGGGCCGCCCTTCGCCCGAGTCGGGCGCGACGCTGAATCCGGCATAGGAGAGCGAGCCCGCCCACCCGAGACGCCACTGCGCGCTGAGCTCGGTCCATTCGCCGAGGTCGCGGCCGACGTATATCTCGCGAAAGCTCGGGTCATAGTCGAGCTGCGACGAGTGGCCGACGGCGGCCGGGTTGATCGAGTAGTCCTCGGCATAGTGCAGAGGGATTTCCTGCAGTCGCCCCTCCCACGCGGTTCGCCGGCCCACGCCGTGAATGCGGACGTCGCGCAGCAGGGAGAGGTCAGGCCAGGGGAGGTCGATCGGCCGTGCCAGCGCCACCGTTGCGTCCTTGAACAGGCCCGGATCCGCGGTCGAGAAGCTGAGCCCTTTCGGCACGTTGGCGACGGCCTGCTCGTCCGGTCCCCAGCGCGTGTTCACCGATTCGTCGGGGTTGAGCAGCGATATCGCGAGGCGGGTCGCCGGCTCAGACGGCGGCGGTAGGACGACCGACGGCGCCGCACTCGGCGCATAGGGGATCGGCGGTTCGGCGGCCGAGTATTCGGTGCCGACCAATTCGGCCTGGTCGGCGCCGTTGCCGGTGAGGTCTTTGACCGTTTCGGCGCCCGACTGCTGTTTGAACAACCACAGTCCGGCGGGGGAGCGTTTCAGCCATTCTTCGAGGTAGGAGACGGCGACGAGTTCTTCGATTTCTTTGTCGGTGAGGACTTTGCCCCATGCCGCAGCTGCCGCGTAGAGGGCGCGGAGCTGGTCGGCTTCGCCCCACTGGCCGAACTGCAGGTAGCCGCCGGCGTTCGCCGTCGCGTTGGTCAGAGCGTTGACGCAGGCCGTGTGCGTCCAGGCTTTCGTGTCGAAGCGGTAGACGTGAGCGCGGGCGGCGACGGTGCCCGCTTCCTTCGTGACCGCAACCAGCGCCCAGATTCCGTCGATTCCTTTGGTGACTTCTTTGGCCTCGGAATACGTGCCATTGCGGTAGATGCCGAGGTTGCCTTCGGTTTTCGCCAGGCAGTCATAGAAGTTGCCCTGGTTGGCTTTAGTGGAATCGACCGCCGAGCACCACGAGTTCTCCCCGCCCGTCCGTTCAAAGTTGAGCAGGCCGACGAAGGTCGCGGCTCCGGTGAAGCCGCAGGCGCCGATGTTGACGCGGATGCGACTCGCCGCGACGAATTTCCTGACTGCCACGGGCTCAGCCTTTCGGTGGGTCTTCCTTGGGTTCGGCTTCTGCCACCGCCACGGCCGCTTCTTCTTCTGCTTGCGGTTCGGGCTTCAACGGCTCCGCTGGCACCGGCTCGAGGTCGAAGCGAGGAACCGTGACGAACCTCGCGCCTTCTTCCTTTTCGGGGATCGGCACGGCCCAATATTCGCCTTCGCCTTCGCTCGCCCCCTGTTCGATCGCCTTCTGCTCGTCGTCCTTGCCGAGGCCGAAGACGATCGCGCAGACCTTCCAGTCGTCAAAGCGCGGGCCGTTCTTGACTAGCACGAGGTAGTTCACGTCAGCTCCTTATGTCGGCGGCGCCTCTAGGTAGCGCGGCGTAACGAACAGTTGGGCGCGGATATCGTCAATGCCAGCGTCATAGCGGCGGTCGCGCGAGCCCTTCACGATGAACTGCGACACGCGCTTCTCTGGCCCGGCATGTGGCACGAGCAGGTAATCGCCCTCGTAGGGCGGTCGACCGAAGGCTTCGCCGGCGGCGTCCTGGCGCCGGATGCGATCGGAGAAGATTTCCAGCGTGCGGCCGGGATACATGACGGCATCGAACGGTGGTTCCCAGATTTCGATGTCGTCGTAGTAGCGGGTGAACGCGCCGGCGGCCGACCATTCGTCGTAGATATAGCCGCCGCCTTTTTCCAGCGCTTTGCCGGCGCCGAGCGCTTCATGGCTGGCAGAGATAAGGAGCCGTTCGGAGCCGACCGGGCCGGCGACGACCTTCATTATTTCGCCGATGCAGATGAGGATCACCCGCTGCCATTCTTTCGGCGACTTGTTCGTATCCGTCTTCGATCCGACGCGGGTTTTCACCCCTTCCTGTACCACCCATAGGTCGTAGTAGGTGCTGGTCGCGTTGCCGTCGGTGCTGATTTCCAGGAATACGAAATTTTTGTTGTCTTTGACCCGAAGGAGGATGCCGGGGTGGATGCCGGTGCTCCCTTTTTCCAGTTTGAACTTCATCGCAAAGGCGACATTGGCGAGCGTCAGCGGTTCCCAACCGACCGCCCGACCCGGACCAATGACGAGCGTGCCGGAATCCGAGACGGTCGTTCGGGTGATATAGCCTTCGGTGCCGTTGCCCTGGAAGTCGTCAGGGTCCGAGTTGGTCAGGGCTTTGAAGGTGAAGGCGCCCATTTCGTCGTTTTGCGTGGTGAGCGCGCCCGTGCTCGGAGTGATGAGCATCCCTTTCATCGACGTCGGCGCCGGGATCGAAGTCGAGGTATGCGCCTCGCCGGCGCCCTCGTCAGTTGGAATCAGCATCATCCAATCGATGTACATTTCGTCCAGCTGACCCCCTGTGCCCTGCCAGGTGGTGAGGACGCGCCCCTCCCATCGCGGCGTCGTCCCGCTCGGCGGCTGGTCGATGGTGACGACACCTAGATCCTCGATCGTCCAGGCGCCCTGCCGATCGGCCCTCGTGAACCACACGGCATCGTTCTCGTTGGTCACGGGATGCGCGAAGTCACCGACCGCCCATTGCAGCTTGATCCCGGTTTCGCTGGCGCTATTGCCCAAGGGCCGCTGAATCCGCACGAGCACCCGATAGCTGCCGACGTGCTGCAGGTGGGCGCCGCCGCCGGCCGCCTGCGTGGACATGATCGCCATCCACGCCGGGCGCACCCGCCCTTTCAGGGTGTTATTGCCCGCCCCCGACGCGCCGGCCGGCCCGGCGGCAAGGGCGAAGCCCCCGAGCGGCGTCCGCGACTCGGCCTCATAGAACAGGTCGGCGTTCGCGTTGGAGCTGTAGAAGCGCTGGCGCAGCCCCCACCATGCGTCCTGCTGCGCCTTGCCTTCGAGGTTCGTGACGAGCATCCGCCCGAGCGCCGGCATATCGCCGGGGACAGCTTCGGCGAGGAAGCGCAGGCAGGGCTTTTCGAGCTCATCGAAGTTGCCGCCGATCTGGACCTCGGGGCCGCGGCCACCGGGATCGGCCTCGAACTGCAGGGCTATCTCGGCGCGCTTCATGCCGAGCGAGATATCTTGCGGCGCGTCGGTGACTTCGACCGTGGTCAGGTCGTACATCTGCGAGGCGAAGCCCGGCGCTTTGCGGCTCAGATAGCCGTACTTCTCCCGCTTGAGGCGATCGAGGATGCCGGTCACGTCCCCGTACATGCGCGAGAAGCGCGTGCCATCGGGCGCCGCCCGGCTTGAGGTCGACGCCGCCTTCACGCCCGACCATTCGCAGCCCGGCGATTCGCCATCGAAGTAGGACGTCGCCGTTTCGCCCGTCTCGAGCTGGATGCGGTCGATCCAGTAGTCCACGGTATCGAGCGCCGTCGTGGTCCAGCCAACGACGCGGACTTTCGCGAAGGCCGCCGTCGCCGGCGATTTCGCCGCCAGTGTCAGCCGTTTTACTTCGCCCGTGTTGACGAGCGCCTGCTGCGTCGAGGTCGAGATCACGGCGCCGGCGGCCGTGTACCACGTGACTTCGAGGATGAAGTTGTTGCCGCCGCCGTGGTTGGGCGCGTCGGCGGCATAGACGTAGGCCGAGTAGACGTAGTTCGTGTTGGCGGCGACAGCGAAGCCAGCGACGCCCGCTTCCGTGTCGGCGATCAGGAAGCGTTCGGTGGCGGTGTTGTCCTTCGTGCCGCGCAGCCTGAGCCCGTATTCGCTGCCGGTCGCGGCGAAGGCCGCCGGCAGCGCTTCGCGGACCATGCTCGCCGCCGTGAAGCCGCCTTCTGAGAAGGCCCAACCCGTCGTGGCGAGCTCGAAGGAGGG